CTAATCAAAAATCCTCTTATGTCTGCCTGCACGATGAAAATCTTAACTAATCAAAAATTTGGCCAAGGAAAGCCATGCCTGCCTACCTATAAACTAATTTGCGAAAGTTTCTGGTAAAATATATTTACAAGTTTGTACGAATATGAAAGGAATGACTTCGCTATGACTAAAATCCAAAAAATCGTAGGAATTGACCCTGGAAAGACAGTGGGCCTTTGCCTTTATAAAAATGATGAATTCATCAAAGGACAAGAGGCTTCGACCGTTGAAGAGGTCATTCACTTCATCAAGATAAATGAGCCAGATCACGTGGTGGTGGAAGATTTTATTATTAGCTCTCGGCCTTCATGTGCGAAAATCCCCACAGAGCAGATTGGAGCAATTAAATATTTTTGTAAAAGGGAAATGATCCCGTTGACCATGCAGCTGCCGTCAGCTCTTGCTTTCGGCAGCTCAAGAGTCAAAGGAATTCATAAGAGCGCACATATTAAGTCAGCTTGTAGCCATGTTATATATCATATTTATAAGCAGAAACAACAGCAGCAGCAGCAGCGACATTCGTGCAACTCAAAGAACAGGAGTGCTCAGTCTAACAATAAACCCGAAGTTGCTGGAGTACATTGGGATAGAAGTTATCAAAGATGGAGAGCACAGATTAACGTAGCAGGTAAAAGAAAACATCTTGGTAGGTTCATTGAATTCATCGATGCAGTTAAAGCACGTTGGGAAGCTGAAAAAAAGTATGGATATCCAGATCGTAGTCCAGCATTTAACTATTTGCAAAAGCTTAAAGAAGCATCACGAGAGGAAGATTGATATATGGGGAGGTAGCTCAATTAGGTAGAGCGTTCTGTCGCTAACTGCAAGGAAACGGTGTTTGGATGGCCATTCGGCACCCTGAAATTGCATGAGGTGTAAAAAGGAGAGTTTTGGAGTAGCGGCTTGCTGTGTTCCGGAATACGCAACCTGCAAAACATTACTCTTTCGCAGAGAGGCTGTAGGTTCAATTCCCACCCTTCCCAGCCATATCAAGGAGATTATGACAATGAATATGAATGACCTTTTTAATATGCTTACAAATTTTAAGATAAAGATACGGACTGATAAACTGACTCCTGTCGATATCAGCAATATGACTCTCATCATTGCACATGGATCACGGATAATGTCTGAGATTGATAAAATTGAGATCGTAGATGGGAGAGTAAAGATTCACGTACATTAAGGAGGCATATGTTATTGAACAACTTTATGAAGAGGGTAAAGCAGTTAAAGATTGTAACTTATCTCAGAGTCTATCACCACTATTTGCTCCATGCCGGGGAAGAAGGGCATGGAAGACTCTCTTATTCTGAAGGTAGATATTTTCTCAATAAGCTCTATATACCCCTTAGGAATTTTAAATTCGGTTGTATCTGTGGTTATGGAGATCAATTTCCCTGGAGTAAATCTAATGACGAAAAACGCTGATTATCGTAAGTTAAATGATAGGACTCTCAATAGCTCCACTTATCATAAGAAGGATGGGACTAAGGTCAGAGCAAAGCTCAAAGAGGCTGCCAGGAAAAAGATAAAGTGGGAGGGAGCTTTTTTGTGCGGAGACTGTGGGTTGGATACAGCAACCAGTGAGGATTATTATGTGGTGAATGCTGTACTCTGGAACACGTATGGTAATGGAAGAGGAGTGCTATGCCGTGCTTGTCTCTCAGCAAGGGTAGGAAGGCCACTTGAGAAGGATGATTTTGTTGATTGTATCTGGAATAAAGATTAATGTCACACCTAACCCTACGTAAGCATCGTATGATTACCAACAATACGCCCTTTCATTTTGATCTTCAGGCTTATTATAATCGAAAAAAGAAGACTTATTCGTTTCCTGTCTGTGGAGATATTGTTCGGCGCATTAAGCCCGTCACTCTGTCAGATGAGCTAAAATCACGATTCTCTCAAATTTCTGAGAAACAAGGCCTGTTAGCTGAAGCCAAATATGACCAAGCAGCTAAAGATGACCGTCTATTTGACTATCAGAAGTCCGGGGTAGCATGGCTCAAGGTCATTAAAAAAGGCATCCTCGCTGACGATCAGGGAGCTGGAAAGACCGTGACCTCATTAGCTGCTGCAAAGGAAATTAATCCTTCCAGCGTCTTAGTCATATGTTCCAAAACAAAGCGGAGTGAGTGGATTAATGAAATTCTTACATGGACAGGGGAAGAAGGGTATCTCCTCGAAAAATCAACTCCGGATGACTGGACCGGTTATATGGTCACCAATTATGCTCAGGCTATAATCCAAATTCCACAAGCTGATCTGGTCATAATTGATGAGGCGCACATTATTCGGAATAGAAAAACTCAATTATTCAAAGGACTCCGGAAGATAGCCAAGAGAGCCGAGTACGTTTTCCTGCTCACGGCATCTCCTACGGTTAATGCGATCTCTGACTTTTGGCCTTTGCTCTGCATATGTGACGAGGAGCGATTTAAATCATACTGGGGATTTGCCTTCCGGTTTTGTGAAATTCTCATGGAAGAGATGGGAATGAAAGTTATGAATACTAAGCCGGATGAAGAGGAAAATCTTAGGAATCTACTTAACCAGTATGTCTTATCAAGGGAAAGCACTGAGGACCTGCCAGAGCCTGAATGGGTCCAGATTGATTATGTTCTTTCTTCAACTCAGCGAGATCTATATGATCAAATGGATAAGACGATGGAGGCGACGTATCTCTCTGAGGATTGTTTAGCACTCACCTCACTATCTCAGATAACTCGTCTGAGGCAGATTGCATTACACCCGGCGCTTGTCTTCAAGGAATATTTTGGCAAAAGCAAGCTTCACCTATTACCTGAATACTTAGAGGAGTGGGAGGGGCAAACCCTCATATTTTCGCAATACGCCAAGCTTGCTATGATGACGTCGGATTATCTAAATCGTTATGGAATATCATCCGTTTATCTCACGAGCAAGCTCACAGATAAAGTTAAGGCTGAGACTCTCTCCCGATTTAAGAAGGGAGAATTTCAGGTCCTTGCACTTACTTATAAGCTCGGAGGAGAAGGGTTGAATTTAATGAATGCATCGCAGGTGATATTCTTGGAATATGCCTGGAACCCGGCAAGCATAAGACATGCCTATAAGCGTGTGTTAAGGCATGGTCAAACCAGTGACTGGATCAGATTCGTGATAATACACGCTGTCGATACCGTCGAGGATTTCATACGTGACATCCTCCGAGAAAAGAGCGCAGTTACATTAGATAAACTTCTGGAGAGAAAAAATGATTAATTATCAGAGACTTGTAAATCAATTACGGACGCTTCGGGCTGACCTTGATGAACAGACAATCACCCATGAGATACAAAAAATTGCTTTAACATCAATGATTTCCATATCAACAATTGCTGCCCTGAAGGTATGTATCGAATGGGCAGAGGAAGGATTGCCCATGCCATGGGAAGACCTTCAGATGGATTTTAAAAAGTTTTTCGGCGCAGATGAGTTATCAGAATTAGTATTTCAGGCCAGTACTGCTCTTAATATTCATCCGTTCAATGTCGTGAACCAGATCAGTGAGTTGCTCTATCCTGATGATGGGAATGACCATGACAAATTTAAAGATTTTCATTGATAAATAGTTTATAATCATCCTATTCCATGAAACGGAAGCAGGAGAAAACATGAAACAAATAGAAACAAAAATCGAAACTGGAGACTGTTTGGAAATTCTTAAACAATATCCAGACAACTTTTTTAATTTAATTGTTACATCGCCACCGTATGCTGACAGTAGAAGTAAAACATACGGCGGGATTAAACCAAATAAATATGTTGAATGGTTCTTGCCAAGAGCAAAAGAATTTCATCGAGTGTTAAAATCAGACGGTACGTTTATCCTAAATATAAAAGAAAAGGCGATTAATGGTGAGAGACATACTTATGTGTTGGAACTTATATTAGCCATGCGGAAACAAGGCTGGCTATGGACAGAAGAATTTGTATGGCACAAGAAAAATTGTTTTCCAGGAAAGTGGCCTAATCGATTCAGGGATGCTTGGGAGCGATGCCTACAATTTAATAAATCTAAGAAATTCAATATGTACCAAGAAGAGGCTATGGTTCCTATGGGTGATTGGGCCAAAACCCGATTAAAAAAATTGAGTAAAACTGACCGTACTCGTGATGAATCAAAAGTAAATAGTGGGTTTGGTAAAAATGTGTCAAACTGGATAGGTCGTGACATGGCTTATCCTACTAATGTGCTGCATTTTGCAACTGAATGTCACAATAAAAATCATAGTGCAGCTTTTCCTAAATCATTGCCGGAATGGTTTATAAAATTGTTCACAAAAGAGTACGATTGGGTACTTGACCCTTTTGTCGGCTCCGGTACTACAGCAGAGGTAGCTCAAAGCTTAAACAGAAACTCCGTGGGCATTGATGTTCTTTCTGAATATTGTAAACTTGCACAAAAAAGGACAGCCCAATATCAGTACAAAATATGCGAGGACGAAGCTGAAATTAAGCCCAATGAAGGAGGTGCTGACTGATGTTGATTCAGATAGACTGGTACAAAGATACAGGTAAATGGTATAGTGGCGGACGGGTCGAGATAGATCCCCTCCCATGGGAAGATGGAATCAGAGAGGCTATACTTGAGAATCAAAGGGAGCTTGTGAAGGGATGGGAAAAAAGATGTCATTACTATGTGGTGGTTAGTGACATACCTGAGTCTGAA